TCTTGAATTCCAAAAATTGTTGAACCTGATGAATCACGTATTGTTTTCTGTATCCTATCCATTTGATCAGCTGTAGCTCCAGTGGTATCTTGTATCATTGTCATAGTTGAAAGGAACTTTCCAGCTGTATCTATTCCATCTTCCATTATTTTTGCCAGGCCAATTCCCGCAGCTGTAATTGCTCCACCAACAAAAGTCATATTCTTAAATTCATTTAATCTTTGTTGAACAGCTTTGGTTTTTTCATCCAAAATGCCTAATTGTGTTGCCATAGATGAAATAGGTCCAGTCATTTTATCTACAGCTGAAAATACAACAGCAAGTTCAAAAGCTTTTTCTAGCACGCTCCTCACCTCCTTTAGAAAATAAAAAAAGAGCAACATTAAAATGATTATTTAGTATTTTCTTTATCTCTATGTTTTTTTATAATTTGAAGCGCAGCTCTTCTTTCATTAGTAGTCATTTGGATGGAAGTTTCATAGCTAATCCCACCTTGCGTTGCATCAGCTAGAGCTACACTCTCATAAAAAGCCGGCAAATCCATTAATTGTTTGATTCGTCGGCTAATTTTTCCCCCTCGTCGGTTACGTCGGATTCTTCGTCCTCCTTATATTCATTTAAGTTGCTATGAGCTTTATTTATTTTTGCTAATTGCTTAGATTTAAATTTAGCCATAAGTGCGCGTACTTCATTAATATTCGTTGGTCTTTTTACTGGTTGATCATCTATTTCTTTTATTGCAAAAGCCACATTTACATAACGTAATTGAACTGCTCCAGAACCAAACTTATCCATTTCTTTCCCGATTACTTTAGCAGCAATCATTTCATCGAGTCCTGTTGTTTCCACAACCTTTACTTTTCTTCCATCCTCTAATTCAACTATTTCAAAAGCTCTTGTGTTATCCATAATATTTTCCTCCTCTAATTTTAAAGTAACAAAGAGAGTAGCAAATCGCTACCCTCTTTCTCTTTTTGGTGCCCAGCCTGAAAGATCTTGTTTTATTTCATCTGCTGCGTTGCTTTTATCAACTTTTAAGTTATATATAAGGGCATTGTCATACACCCACGTCTCAACAGTTCCATCAAATAGAATTGTTATTTCGGTAATTCTATATCGTGGAGCACTTTGCCCTGCCAATAACGCCGTGTCAATAGCCTCTTGAATGGCATCTAAGTCACCATTTATTTTTCCACCTTTAAAACTTAATTTATATCCCTTATATATTATTTGCCCGTGTTCTTCTACTTGCCCCAGCGGATGAAACTTTTTAAGTTCATGTTCTGGCTCAGAATTAAATGAATCTATTTCACCAAATGATATTGGACCACTTGAACTATATATTTCAATCGTGGCTGAACTACCTAAAATTCTATCTTGACTCATACTTTACACTCCTTTCTTAAGCAGCTTGACTACTTGTAGTAATAGTACCTTGACTAATATCAGCATTAATAGTAATCTGTTTGGCTGCGCCAAGTAATTTAATTTTTACGGTAACACTAAGTTTACCTGCCGCTATTTGATCGGTAGTATTATTACTTAAATCGCATACAACTAGATAACTATCAATCATTATATTGCTAGAATCTAAAGGTTTGGCTTGTGTTGAAAGTATAGTTTCTATACTTGATTTTATTTTACTTCTCAATGGATCATTTTTATCAGTACTTTGCATTTCATCAACAGCCCAACCCATTGCAGACATAATTGTCAATTCTTCATAATATCTCATAGCTCTAACATAAATATCGCTTCCATCTGAAGCTACACCACTTCTTGTACCTACACCACCACGTGGAATGCTATCAGATATGCACATTATTCCTGCTTGTTGTAGAGTTGCTAAATCGGTAGTATTTCTTGGGGTAACTGATGCTAAAGTTCCATATATACTTTTGTTGCCCCATGATTGATAAGGTGATAATTGAGAAGCCATTCCAATAATAAATGCTGTCGGAGCAACACTTCTAACCACACCTAAATCTGCATCATTCATTGTTCTCCATCCATCGCAAAACGCCACATTATCTTGAGATATATTACCTTTAGCTGTTGTTGTTGTTGTAACTGAAGAATTAATTGGTGCGCAAACTGCTGGTATACAATTAAAACTTGTTCCATGAGCAGCTAAAGCTGCATTTATTGCTGAACTTGATTGATTAGCTGCAAATACTAAGTTTCCTGTAATAGTTTCTAAGGCTTTCAATCCTTTTCTATTTCCATTTGAATCTATGCTACCAACAAAATCTGAATCTCCAGGAGTTCCATTAGTTCCTCCTGCAAACTCAAATGTACCATTCTTTGGTAAATTGGAACTTTCTGAAGCTGGTAACGATGCTACTACTATATTGCTTGCTGCATTAATGCTTGCAACCATATTAGCAAGCGTTAAATTATTATAATTTTCAATTGTTGAACCATATTGAATAGTTAAGCTAAAAGTTTCCCCAGTTGAATTTGAAACTGTAGCAACCATACTATTTGCATCAGCTCCTAAAATAGCAGTTGTTAATCCAGTTTGGGGATGAACTTGTGCAGCTGTTAAAACAAGTACATTACCAGGAGTTGCTTGACCATCCTGTAGCGTTATACTTGCACTAGTGGCTGTAGTGCCAAAGACAGGTGTTACTTGATTCCCTCCTGCATATTGTTTTATTAATGCTTGTAAGCATATAGGGCCATCTACATTAGATGACGAAGCTCCTAATTGTCTTACTGCACTTGTATAATCATTTATTGTATAAATAGCACCTGGGATACCTTTATTAAAAGTACCAACCATCTTAATTACACCAGTTGCGGTGCCTTGAATATTCGTAGGACTTTGAGTCTCTATTACATATACATCATCAAGTGTTTGATCGAACATATTTGTTACTATTGGCATATATACACATCCTTTCTAATCAATTTCTATATTCTGTTCTAATGAAGTAACTTTGGTTGCTGGAGTTGCATCTAAAATCCTTGCGGTTACTTCAAAAGTTAAATCTCTTTTATAAAAATTTGTTTCACCTTTTTCTGATTCGTGGTCACCTTTTAGTTTTAACATTGTAAATTCACCATCTAATAAAGGTATCCTATAGTTAGTGGCTAAATATTGTTTTATAGCCCATCCAACAGACGCTCTATCCTGTGGTGTATTTGTAAACAAACTTATCTGCAATAAAAAAAAGATCCTTAATTGCTCTGTTACAATGTATCCTGTTCCGTCAGGATTAGTTATTTGCTTATGAATATCTAATCTATTAGTCACATTCTTTGATATTTCTGAAACTTGTACAAAGAATATTGAAGGTAAATTACCATCTACCTTTAGCCACTTAGGATCTGGCCAACCTGCTATTGCATTTTTAAGTTGTGGTGCCTGATCTTTTAATATTGGTGCTAAAGCTTCACAAATTACTTTAAATGGTTCTTCTTGTATATTCAATTGACCACCTCCTATAATGATTTAATTCCGTTTTGAATTCCTTCTTTAACATTATTTTTAATGTTATCTTGGTTTTCATATAAAGCTGGTCTTAAAAATGGTCTAGGAGGAATATGTTCTGTTCCATACTCATGATACTTACCTATTGGGTCATCTGTACCAACAGCTGCAGTTAAGCCCTCTGTTTTTATTCCTATAGTATTACGTAAAGGTTGAGGCCAAACCTTAGAACCATTACCATTAGAATGTCCTATCAATGGATCTTCACCGCCACCAGCTTTTTCTTTTTGCTTAATAGTATCTTCTTTCAGTTCTTCCCATGCTGGATACGGTCCAACAGCTGGTTGATATTCACCAAACTTGTTAACAGCATCATCTCTAACTTTTATGGCACTTTTTTTAATTTCCTTTTCAATTTCTTTACTAATAATCTCAGGCATTGTTGCAAACATCTTAATTAAACTTTCAAAACTTGTTGAGGCCATTATACTTCCACCTCCCTTGTTGCTATGCACATTTCTAATGTATTATTTCCACCTAAAGGTACATTTTCAACTGATGTAATTTGATAATTATGAGAATTATATGGTATCTCATCATTCTCAATAAAAGTACCCGCATTAGCTATTATTTTGAGTATTTCTTTTGGTTTCCCACCTGCTAAAACCGTTGTTTCATCTAAATATTGATCCGTAATTAAAATTGTAGCTGTTAGTGTTTCTGGAGTATATCCTATGGGAGTTCCATATATATCTCTTTCAGTTATTTCAGATTGTATTGTCCGACTAATAGTAACATTAATTCCATTTAAGCTTAATAAAGCATTAAAGTCTGTTTCAACTCTTGAAAATCTATTGTCCCCCAATGCCATCGTCATTACCTCCTGAACTTCCATATGGTCTTAACACTATTTCTTTTCTATACTGTTCCCTGTAATCATCAGCTTGTTTTAATAAGCTGTCAGATATTTTAGAATCGTCTATTTCAATTCCACCTCTGCCACCAATTTTATACTTTTGAAGCTTAACTGAATAATCAGTAGCTATAGCTCTTAAGGCTTTTTCATAAGCTGGAAGTAAGGCTTTAAATTGAAATTGCTTTGGAATAGTACAACTTATATTATCCACAGTATGATAAGCATAATAGTCAAAAGTTAAAGCATATGGTTGAAATGGTGCACTGGCTAATATCAATTGCTGATCATCATCATACCAATTGAATTGCATAGTATTTATCTGAGTTCCTAATGGTTGATTTACATAAATAAACGGTAAAGCATAAACGCTAGGACTAGGCAAAGGAGCTGGCATAGTTGCATTTTCAAAAGATTCATCATCGACATAAATCCAATCATCAGGAAGTTGATAAGTTGTTTGTTCTTGCACTAAATTTAAAGTAAATGACCTCTTACGTGGCCTATACTTACTATAATCCATTATGGCATCTTGAATAAATTGTATAAGTTCTGGACTTGTTCCTGGTATAGGCTTGCTATTTGAATCTAATAAGTCTGGGAAAGCTTGAACAGTTCCATTATCTCTTATTTGATTTCTAACTCTTGTTATCAAATCCACTATTGTAACAGCCATACGGTCACCTTCTCTTATTTATTTTCTTCATCATCTTTATTTTCTTCACTATCTTTACTTGCAGTAGATTTGCCTTTACCAGTTTTAGAGCTTACTTTAAGTTCCTCTTCAACTTCCTCTATAATTTCATGTTCTAAATGTGCAGCTCCTTTATAAAAACTGTTACTTTCGATTAATCTATGAGTAACAGGATGGAAAAAAGCTTCACCTAAATTTAATCTCATAATGCTTCTCCTTTCAATACTTTTAAGGCCTCAGTATATTACCGAAGCCTTTTAAAATATTATACAAATTTAATTGTTCTTGAAACTGGATTTATAATATTTCCACTTGCATCAGTTACTTGTGGAGTACAAAGAACACTGTTTTCTCTTCCGTACCAAACTTTAGCATCAATTATATTTCCATTAGAATCATATTTAGGGTATGGTCCTTCTATAGCATAAGGTGTTTCAATTCCATATCTAGTTGAACCTTTTTGAGTTAATAAGATTCTTCCATCACCAACAACCCATGGAGAGTTGATTTTAGCTAAGTTCATTCCACTTCTTTCACCAAAGTAATTTGAAGTAGGGATTAATCTAGTTCCATCAGGACTAGCTAATTTATAGAATATTGAAGCATTTTCTATAAATGTAGCAGCATTTAAACTGAATATAGCCATGTTAGGCTTTTTATATCTTGGAGAACTTCCCATAAGAGCAGAAGTATTTGTTAATCTTTGTAGTAAAGTATTGTAATAATCCTCTGTTTTCATTCCATTAGGAACTGACATACTCCATCTGTCGTAGTTTGTTACAGCACTATAACTTACAGATGGTAAATGTGTTGCATCAACTCCAGAAACAGCATTGAGATAAACAATACCATTTTCCCAATCTACAGCATATGTTGCACCAGCACCAGCTATATTGCCGTTCGAATCTAAATACCCCATCACTTGAGGGTTTGCAGTTCCTCCAGTAATACCAAATTGATTTATTACTATTTGTTGAACTTGTCCACTAGGTTGAATTACATTTTTAGTTCTTGGTCTAATTATAGGGTTTGTACCTTTTGTAGCTTCTAAAGCACCTTTACCGTTTAATAATGCCTTAAATGTTACATTTGTACTATCACTTACAGCAATTAAATGATCTGCTGCAACTGATTCAGCTAAAACTACAAGTGGTGCATATTCATCTGATGATAAAATCATTTCATAGTAAGCTGCATTATCGAGCTTTCTTCTTTTATCTTCACCAATATGATAAATAGCTCTTGCTATTGCTTCATATTTAGCTGGACCTGATTTTAATGCATTAACCACATCAGTTGTTAAGCTTACAGCATTACGTCTCCATGATGGATTAAATGATTGCCATGTTAAATTAATTGAACTTTCTGGAATACCTGTGTTTTCAGGCACTAGTATATCTAATAATCCTGTTGATAAATTTGGTGTAGCTGCACTAGTAAATGTTTCAATTGGTATTCTCCATTCTGAACCATCGAATGTGTCTGACATCAAGAATTGTAATGATTCAACATCTTGGAAAGCTTGAACTAATACGGCAGTTAAAATAGTTGGTTGATTAAGTAATTGCGTTGTTGTTACTGAAGCTGAATCACTTAAATTTTCAAATCCTTCTACACTATCTGTTAAAGCTTTTCCTCCAACAAGATTTTCATTCTTTTCTAAGATCTTGTCTACAAACTTTCTATTAAATTTTCTTAAAGATTCATCATGGCTTTTCCCAAATTGAGCACCATAATCATCAAACGCCTTTACTAACTTATCTACATGATCCATCCATGGCTTAGCTGATTCTCCTATTTCAACATGTACACGTCCACCTTCACCAGTAGTCTTTCCATCAAAACCTAACCCTGCAAGTATTTGAGCAGCTGATGCATCGTTAACTACTTTTAAAGCAGCATCTAATATAACTTGAGCTTGTTCTTTTGATTCTGGCTCTCCTACCGCATCAGTTATAACCTTTATAACCTTATCATCCATTTTTCCTTTTAACGCACCTATTTTTTCATCAACAAATGCCTTCGCTTCTTGTTTAGCCTGTGTCCTTTGATTCTCTACCTTCTTTTCTTCAACTGCATCAAGTGCAGGTTTTGCAGTCTCTGCTGCAATTATTCCTAAAGCTTTTTTAATCTCTGGATTCTCCTGTATTGCTTTTAATAAATCTTTTTCATCCATAATATCATCTCCTTTAAATTTTGAATCTGTGACTGTACCTGCTTTTTTAGCTGCTAAATAATTTTGCGCTTGAGAATATCTGTCATAATCATTGTTAGACATCTTCCTAAGCTCTGTACTTGCATTAATAGAACTACTTAAGTAATTGTCTGCGAAAAATATTCCATTGCAATCAGGACATTCATAAAAATCAATATCCCCATCTCCATCAGGATCAACAGGATTTAATGTTGCATTGCATGATGGACATACTGGTGTTGTGTGTTGAATTCCATCTTCAATTACAGTGTCACTGTCAAGTATTTCAGCAACCTGAGAATCAGTTAGAACTTCAACAACACCACAACCTTCTGTAGCTGGGTTCATTACTATATCAAAACTTTGTATATCAAGATAAGTAGCTACATCAACTATTTTCCCATTAATATTTTTTTGAACTGAATTACCTAAAGCCCTCATACTAATTCCTACAGGGACTTTTTGATCTATTAGTGCCTTTAGGTCTTTACCTTTTGCAGTTTCAAGAATTTCTGCATCTAAAAAAACCTCCCCATTATCCATGAAAAGGTTTCTTCCCTTAATTACTGAATTTTCTAGCTTTGTATCAAATACTACTTGGCCATTTTTACCATTGTAGGATTTAGGATGTGGTGTCTCACCTACCATCTTTCCAGTATCAACATAACTTTTTTTAGATCTATTAACTGCATCAGTCATAATATCATTGGGATATAGTCTATTATTAGTATTTACAGCATTAACCTTTGCCCCTTTAAATCTGACAACCATTGGTCCTTGTTTTTCTTCACCAGAATCAGTTATTACTTCTGGTACTGATACAGATACATAGTCCATTGCTATTTCAACTTTATTTTTTGTTGGTTTACCCAAATTCAATTCACTCCTTTCCTTTCATTCGTAATCAATTTGTTAATATCTCTTATTGATTTAACAGCTATTTTTTTAATAACTTCATCTGTTAATTTATCTATTGATATTGAATTCTTTTTTTGACTTTCAACATGTCTATCTATATCTGTCTTCATACTAATTACTGTTTTTTCTAATTCCTTATATACCTTAGTGTTTTCTTTTACTGCCTTTATCCTTTTAATATCTACCAGAATAGAAATAATGGATAAAATTATTATTAATATGCCAATTATCACTGCTATCACTATAGTTCTTCCCCTCCTCCTAAATTTTAGACATAATAAAAGCACCTACTTTAATAAGTAAGTGCCCACTATCTATATTATGAGTACTAGTTGCATATAATTTATTTTTTTAAGTTTACCTGCTTTAAAGTTTTTAATAAAATCATCATATTGCTTTAAAGTATTATAGCCGTAGCCATATGAACTATGAAATAGTTTGTGGCAGTCTTCACACAACGTAGTGCCATTGTTTATATTAAACCTTTCACTTTTACACCAATTGTATCCATTTAAATGATGTGCAACCAAGTGTCTATCTGCACCACAGCATTGACATACGAAATGGTCTTTTTCATATACTTTTCTTCTCCAGTAGTTATATTCATCATCGCGCTTGTCCTTTTTATATCTTAATCTATCTTCTTCAGATAAATTAGGATTATACATTGGATTTTTTTCTCCTAAACGCATTTCTCTTAGTTTTGTCCTGTATTCCTTTGTTTGCATTTTGGCTATTAACTTTTTCCTAGACTCAATTGAGTTTAGATTCTTTTTAGCATGTTCTGTAGCAGCTATTTTTCTTTCGTCATTATTAATCCACTGTACTTTAATAGCTTCAGAACCATGTCTTATGGGAATATTATAATACTTTAGAACTTTCATAACAGTTCGGTTTGATTTAGTATTTAGTAATTTCATTAAACCTCTTACTGTGCATAACTCAATGACATACTTTTGATAAATCCAACTCTTAAAATCATCTACATTTAGATATTTCTTATAATCATCTATGACTATTGATAGTGAATCTTGATATTTACATTCTTTACTACAATAATGATGTTTACCTCTTTCATACTGATAATGTGGCAATTCAATATCATTGCCACAATTATTACATTTAGTATTAATAAGCATAACAAATAACCCTCCCTCGGTTTTATTCTTTTCCCAATATTAAATTTTAGTTAAATGGAAGGCACTTGGGAAAATGCCTTATCGGTAAGGTTAATTACTCCTTACCTATCCACCACTTATATTATACCATGTTTTACTAAGAAACATCAATCATCAGCAGAACAAATTACACATCTGCAGCGAGGATGGTTTGGAATTGCTGGCACATCATGCAAATTAAAAACTTCATTATGGTTTTCTCTACATGTTGGACAAGTTTTATTGTCTAATACAGCTAGCCATCTAACCTTATGCACTCCTACTTCCTTATAAGTTTCTAATAAAGATTTGTTATAAGCCCAAGCAAGCTCTGTACGTGCAATCATTTCAGCACGTCCTTTGGGTACATTGCAGTCTAAAACATTTTCTATTCTCTTTTCCCACTGTGATACATTTTCCTTATTTGTATAAGCGGTATACAATTGACTGCGTAATTCCTGCATAGTAGTCTCATATATTCCGTCTATTCTTTCTCCTGCTTCTCTTAAGAAGTACTTCTGTACCTCTGGGTTTATAAAGTCTGTAGTTATATTAATATTATCTGACTCATTTGCTACATTCTCCCTAGCACTTGTTGAAGTTTTCTTATAATAAGTTAAAAGAATATCTTGATATTCTCTTTTATCATTTTCAATTGCAGCACTAATCATTTCCATGGTTTGTTCTACAAGCTTAGGTGTAGGTTCATCTTCATTCTTAACATCATTATATACAGTTCTTAAGGTTTCAATTTTGCTTATAAATTTACTTAGTTTAGGTTTTATTTTCTTATAAGACTTTTTATGGATGTTAACTACATCCTTTATGAATAGTTTTTCTATTCTAGCCATCTGTTTTCCATGCAACGGGAAAAAATCTTCTTTTTTTTTACTATCTGCAACTACTTCATCTGTTACAGGCTTACCAGAGCTTGCTGCTGTGCTTCTATCTATTGGATTAGTTGAAGGCTTTTCTGGATTTAAAGCACCAGCCTCAGTTTGTTGCTCTTGTCTATCTTCCTGCATTTCTTCTTTTATTGCTTTTAATTCAGCTTCTATTGAAGATTCATTTTCTAGACCTAAATCCTTAGATACTATTGTTAAAGCCAATTTCTTACTTATTAAAGGGTCAGGCTGTGAAGACCTTAATTTTATTACCCTATCAACTCTATTATCAGCAGTATCATTATCATTTTCAAACCACCTAATGTTGTAATCCACCATCATAGGGTTTATTCCAGCTAAAGCTAATGCAAAGTCGAAAATAAAACGTAATCCACTATAAGGTGAAGAATCACCATATTCAAGTAGACTACGCAATTCTTGTGTGTCTTCTTCAAATTGTTTTTTTTGGTCTTCTACAATATCACGATTAACATTTTGACCAAAACCTAAAATATGAAGTGGTACGCTTGTACCTATCATGTATACTTCTTGTAAATGTTCTATATCTTTAATATGATCTAGCTGTGCATCAGCATTTAGGTCTTTGATATCAGTTAATCCATTACCGTAATAATCCGTTGTAACTTGAGCTTTCTTAGCATTGTCTAATCCATTTTTCTTTTTATACTTTTCAACCTCTGACCAATCTCCTGGGTTATCTTTAGTACCTATGCTGTGCAACCTTCTTGGAACTGCTCTTGTACGTCTTCTAACTACTAAGTCTTCTTCTGACATGTTAAGCTTCTTCCAGTAACCACGACAAGCTAAATACTGGCTTTCACCATAACGATCTCCTTCTTCATGATTCCAGCGTATATGGTTTATTGCCCATAGTGGAAATTCCATCAAAACGTCTAGACTTATAGGGTCTATTTGCTGAAAAGCTTTATTTACATCTTCAAAATTACCTGTCATATCATCATTACGTTGCATTGTAACAGCTGGAAGTCGTTTTATATTAACTATCTTCCTTTGCTTTAAATCTATAACAGGGTTTAAGAATAAATCGCCCTCCTTTGGAAGTATCCTTGCCCAGCTTCCTATCTTAGCGTTAATTTGACAGTCACGCATTAATTCATTAATAACATCCTGAGCTTTTTCTGCTATTTCGCTACTAACCTCTGATGTAACCGTAACCGTTATGCCTTTTCTAACTGCAGTACTAGCAAACACCTTATTCGCCCTCTTTATCCTTGTATCAGACTTAAGCATTAAATCTATTTCTCTTAATACTGTACGTCTATCCCACTCCAAGCGGAACATTTCATACTCCCAAATAGTAGGTGACGTTTTAATCGTAAGTGCTTCATCTGTAGCACCTTTGCTTGTACCTCCAGCATCAGGAAGTTGATGCATAAACACACTAGTAATTTTACCTATGCTATTTTTAACCCATCCCAAAGTTTCACCTCCTCTCAATCAAAATATCCATCATAACTTGCATCCATTATATCTTCATATGAAGTAGTTTCTACTTCAGCTATTACTTCAGAATTTTTCTTAAACCTTTCAGTACCATATCTTATAGAGTCCATAGCATCATCATTAACCTTAATAGGTTTAGGAAGTCTCTCGCCTGTTTTCTTATCCTTTTCCCATTGATAACTCTCTATCTCGTTTATAGCACCTATACAACTTTCATCAATGTATATATTTCTATCCTGTAACCACTCAATTCCTTCAAGCACACTATTAGGGCCTTTCGTACATGCTCTTATACCATGAAAACCTGCTCGTCTCATATCTTCAATTGATTCAGGCCTTGAGTTATCAGCATATATTCTAAGACTGGTATAACTATCTGGATACATTCGTTTAAGATTACTGCCTATGTCACTTGCAATTAGTTTAGGCTTGTATAATTCTCTAATAACATAAATATCACCATCCTTAATTCCTATATCATGAAATGCTGTGTTATGTTCAAATCCAAAGTCTAAACCACAACTAACATCATCATAGAACTTTAAGTCTTTATTGCATTCAATAACCTTATAATTTTCATAGATTAATTCTCCAAGTACACCCCAATTACCATTACACTGTACACCATATTTACGAGGATTTTTAACTTTCATTTTATCTCTAAGTTTTCCATCCTTATATTGTCCATTGTAATAAAGGTTATCTCTCCATGTAGTCTTTAATGCAAATGTTGTTACAGGATCAGCAACAATATCTCTATGAACTTCATCAGACATATCAATTGATTCTTCAAAGAAGTAAGTCCTTATCCAATGAGTTTTGAAAATAGGATTAAAACTTAGGAAAATTTTTAATTCTTTGCCCCATGGATGATTACTTGGAGGTGTAGCTCTTAATCTATCTTGAATATCTTCAAGATCAGATTGCGTAAAGTCTGTAGCTTCTTCCATCCAAAGTACATTTACATTATCAATACCTTTAAGCTTTTCAGGATTATCATACCCTTTGAAACGTATTATAGAGCCACTAGCAAACTTTATATGTTTAAGAGTTCTATTATATGTGTAGTCTCTTCCTTCAACCAGTCCGTTACCACTAAGCTTATTTAAGAATCTTTTGCTTATCATATCAGTAACAGGCATTTCAACCGTATCTTTTAATGTAGTTGCATATTTACGAACTACAAGTATGTCAAATGTAGAATGCTTAATGCACATTTCAACAAATAGAGTGATTAGACTAAATGACTTTGATGAACCAGTGCCACCATATAGAATACTGTACTTATAAGGAATATAGCTTGGCTCAAACATGAATCTATATTTAGGATTTACAAATGGTCTTTTAAGTTTTATTCTCTTCTTCATCTGCATCATCCTCAATAATGTATTCTATATCTTCATCTAAGTTTTCAGATTTAACTTTTTCTATTTCAGCTACTAGTTTTGCATTTTGAAGTTTCTTGTTTTCAATATCAAGCTTAATCTTCTCTTCATCCGATAATAGATTGCAATGTTTTGTGAGAAAATCTAAAGCCTTCATCTTATCAGCTAATTTAATCTTAACTCCATCTTTTCCTTCTGATATTTCACTAATAAGAGTTCCATCTACTTGATTACTTTCTCCAAGCCTTACATAGTTATAAGGTTTAGTAACAATATTGCCTTCATCATCTAGCTTTGGATTACCTTCTTTATCTTTAACTACGTAATAATCTTGTCCAAATTGTACATAATCAGTAATATCAGCAAATGCTATATCAATATATTTTTGAATAACACTTCTTTTAAGAGCTTCCTTATTGAACTGCAACTGAGTTAATGAATCAACCTGTTCTTTTATCCTAACATTTCCTAACAATCTTGGACCTGCAACCATAGCAGTTTCATAAGAGCAATGATATGCTTGTTGATATGCTTTTGTTGCATTCATACGCTTAGCATAGATAACGCAAAAAAGCCTTTGCTTATCAGTTAATTCAGTATTCTCTAATACCTCTTTAACTTCATCTGCAATAAGCTCCTTAGTACCCTTCTTTTTAGTTACTTTTTGATTAGTAACGTTACTATTGGTTTTTGGTAACGCTCCTTTTAATTCTCGTTCCCATTCATCCTGTGATTTCCACTTCCTAATCTGAGAATCTTTTAAATTTAACTTAGCTGCTATATCAACTAATTTCATTGTTCCATTTGAATCTAAATATAATTTCTTCGCTTCGTCCCTCGCAGGACTTCTTTGCCTAGCCATCCCTCATTGTCACCACCTCCGGTATGTTCTTCTAATGTTAAAAAGTATTATGTATTACTTAAATAGTTCATTAATCATTCTTTTACATTTATTCATCCTTGCTTGACCATATCTCTTCATATCTTTTAAAAATATTGACTTGGCTTTCAATTTAGCTTTTTTATCTTTTCCTTGTAATCTTTTAAGATAAAATTTAATCCGTTCATCACTCAACATTTTTTCCATATCTTCTTCACCTTTTCTATATATCGTTACTTTCTTTTCTTCTTTGTAAAACTTCTCATGCTCTTTCTTATTTCCTTATGGTTATTGAGTTGTACTGCTTTTATTCTCTTATAGAGTAGATAACACAATATTATTTCTGTAGATATTATTGATAAGCTAATCATTGTTATCTACTCCTCTCACTATTCTTAAAACATTCCTTTACACCCTCGAAAGGATAATAATATGTATCTATTGTTTCACATTTACTTATATCTTCGCAGCTCATACATTCAATTGGAGACTTAGCACATACTACTTTCCCTTGGCTGAATTTTATATTTAATTTAATTTTCTTTCTTTGTCCCATGACTAAATCTCCTTTCTGTCTTATTGCATAAAAAAAGAACCCTGTTTCTAGAGCCCTTTTATATAAATTGAAATTTATATATAATATTTTGTATATTTCTTGTTATATTTTTTTACTTTCTTATTTACTATTGATTGAATTGTTTTCCTTTTTAGAGAATACTCATCTATACTGTTTATAACATTATCTAAAGTAAATTTTAATATCCCTATAAAAATTATAGCTAATACTATGTATAGTGAATAAAAGATAATAGGCGACATTTCAACACCAAATGAAGTCATTGTACCACTTATACCATCTAAATAATACGATTTTAGGTAATCTATGCATCCCAATATCCCTTGTAATGACATAAGTATACACATTAACATTACAATAATATATACAATAGATTCTAGAAAAGCAAATCTCCTAATAAATTTATCTAAAGTATTACTTATGTTATTCGACAGCGATGGATAGCTTTCAATATAATCAATAATCAGTACTTTTTTGAGTTTTTCATTCTCATTCTCTCTAATTAAATAGTATATATAGCTAGGTATAAATTTCGGTCTATTAGTAAAGTCTTGATTAAAATTATTAACTACATCAATATTATTGTTTTTAACATACTCAGCAAAAAAAATCTCTAATACATTGGTAAAGTACTCTTTTTTTAGTTCTTCATATTTATCTTGCTCTACATTAAAATATGCAATTATTACACCTGCTACAGTGACTATTGTGGCAGCTATTTTTAGATAATTATCCATTATATTTTCCCCCCTTATATAAGTAATTATACAAAAGTAGGTAAATCCCTTCTAAATATTACAAATAAAACTATATAATAGCTATTAGCTTCTTTATTTCTTTATAAACATCTTTATATGGCATTTCTTTAGTTATTAGCTTAGGTAATCTCATAGACATAACTCTTTCTAATGCCATGATATCCATTAATGTATTTTGGTTTAAATCTTCTCTCTTAGTATCTTTTGGTATTCCAAGTTTTTCATTTACTAATTTAGTGAAGTGTATATAATACATTTGGGGCTTATGGCTTCCCTGCTCTGTTGCATAATGCGCAAACTCTTGAATCTCATCTGTGAACTCTCTCCTAGTAGTTTTACTGTCTGTTCTTACTCCTAACCACTCATTATCTTTATCAGTAGCTATATAATAACCATTAATTCTTATTTGCTTTAATACCTTAGATACCCATTTAGTAAATAATTTAGCTTCTGCTTTATTGCTTCTAAACGATAAGTTGTATACAGCTTCCTCGGTAATGAATATTTCTCCAAAATTAGCTAACTTATCTTTGAAATTTCTACCTTGCATAGCTTGCATAGTAGATTCATTAAATTTTTTCTTATATTCTTTATCTATATTCCTTAATGTAGAACTAACTTGGACTATTCCTAGTTCTTCTCCTATGTCATTAGCATTAAACCAAATTTCATTACCATCTTTTGACCAGATCATCCTTACATTTCTTTCTTGTAAGATTTTTAACATACTACAACAACTCCTCTTTTATTTTTGGGTATAAAAAAGACACCTAAAATTAATTAGATGTCTTGATTTCTATTATTTTGGTAAGTTGTTGCTTTGTAGAGTGCAACAACTGTAAATATCTCTTTGTCTTCTTCTACTCCCCCGAACCTATCGACATAATCAGTTCAGCCTCTCACTTTAGCGGGTTTACTTTTCAGCAGATATCCGCCTTTATATCTTGCAACCCTATTGTTAAACGGTAACCCCTAATGATCTGTTAGGAATTATTATAGACGTAACCTTTATTGGGCATTACTTTTCCTTCAACTGTGTCTGGTTGATTTTCCTAGTCTACTTAGGAATATGTCTTATCTATTTGAGCACTATTAGGAGGCTTGATAAGTTCTTTATAAAATAAACCAGTAGATGCTATATACTCGTGCCGTGGAGGGAACCACCTCACCTTCATATATATTTTTTTGTTTCTACTGGTCTATAAGCATAATAAAAATACCCCATATCGTCTACATATCTCTCAAGTATAAACTTAAGACTTCAACTTTACAGTTAAATTTAAGAACTTTATTGTTTTTATCCCATAAAATTAAGCTCTTACTGAATGTCCACAAGTTCTACAAGTACAATATCCGTTAGGTGATACCTCGCATTTTTCTTCTGATTCTCTATTATTTTTATTATTGCATTTGCTACATTCTTTTAATTTATTACAAAAACATTCATTCTCTTGATCTTTATATTTAATAATGCATTTCATTTTAACTCTCCCCTTTTAACGAATATGTGTTCTATATTCATTATACAACAAAAGACACCTATATTTCTATAAGTGTCTTTTAGTATAAAAGGGTATTGAGAATTTATGAGAGTTCTTTGTTCAACTTGGTTGGAGGCCTTGTTGAATTCTTTACAAATACTATTATAAACCTCTGAAAAGCAAGTTACCATGACATAAACATGACATTGTTCATGACGTTTGACATTTTTTAAGTTTATTTTCTATTCTTATCACCTGTCTTTCACTGATTCCAAGAATTTCACTTGTTTTAGCTTGAGTATATCCTTTAACCTGCCTTAAATATTTGACTTTTTGATTGTTGTTATTTAGCAAGTTTAAATATTCTTTATCCTCAACCTGTAATCCAATAGATATTATTAATTGCTTGTCTAATTCTATTAATGCTAATAACTTTTGTTTTTCTTTCCAGTATTGCTCTATTCTATATTCACTTTTACTTCCATGAATAGAATCATAATCATTATA